GGTATTGCTGCCCGAGACACATTGAAATGTGTGGAAATGGCGCCTACGGTTGACCCAGAAGATGCGCTTAAAGCCGCTGATGCTATTGAGATCCTAGAAGGAACAATCAACGGCATCATCTTGAGGAAACATCAGATTTGGAGAATGGGGAATGAGTAACTATGCAAAACTTTATGATCGGTTAAGCGAAGACCGTTGTTTTAGAGAGGATAGAAAACTTCGGGCAGACGTTCTTGCTGCTCTGTCAGATTTAATTGAAGAAGTAGATTGCCTGTCTATACATTATAATAAAAGTAAAGTGAGAATTGCGGAACTAGAAGCCCAGAAAGCTCTAGAAGAGATGATGAGCAGAAACAACGGTATTGTAAACTAAAGTGATCCCGCTTATAAAGAAATACCATGAGAACAAAACCACCAGCCGGGCAAGAGCCTCACGTTCCAACTGATGAGAACAGGAGACTTGTCTCCGAGATGGTTTCATTCGGTATACCTCAGAGCAGCATTGCGGGTGTTCTCAAGATGGATGAGAAGACCCTGCGGAAGTATTACCGGCAAGAGCTGGACTATGGCGCCGAGGAGGCTAATGCCAAGGTAGCGAGAAACCTCTTCGTTCAGGCGACCAAGGATGACTTCAGAGCAGCCCCGGCAGCTATGTTCTGGGCTAAGACCAAAATGGGCTGGCGTGAGAAAGTTGACCTGAACATCTCTGGAAGCTTAGGCGTAAATTTTGACCAGATGACGGACGAAGAGCTGGATGACTTCATCGCGCAAAGAGAAGATAGCCTACGCGGCAAGTCTTGAGCATCGGCGCGTCAGAGATCTGAAGACGCGCTGTCGGTCTAGCCTAGTAGAGTTCATCAAAGAGGCTTGGCCTATCCTAGAGCCGTCTATGCCGTATGAGCATGGCAAGCACATAGACGCTATGGCTCTACATCTCGAGCATATCCTTGGCGGCCAGTATGAAGGCGAGATAACCCGCCTGTGCATTAATATCCCGCCCGGCCACATGAAGAGCCTGATGAGCGTCTTCTATAATTGCTGGCTCTGGGGACCATGCGGAAGGCCAGACATCCGCTTCCTTCGCGTATCGCATAGCCAGAGCCTAGCCATCCGAGACACGGTTAAGACTAGAAGGCTCGTTCTCAGCGACTGGTTTCAGAGGCTGTGGCCTACGCCTGTGACTGGCGACCAGAACAGCAAGATCAAGTTTGAGCTGGAAGGCACCGGCTGGGTTGAGGCGTGCGCGGCTAATAGCGTCACAGGCGCCAGAGGCGATATACTGTGGCTGGACGACATCAACAGCGTGACGGGAGCTGCGTCTGATGCCGAGCGAGAGACGACCGTCAACTGGTTCCTCGAGGCTGCTCCGACGCGTCTGAATAGGCCCGGCCCCGGACCAAACGGTGAGCCGCCTAGCGCCATCGTCAATGTTCAACAGCGGCTTCATGAGCAAGACATCACAGGCGTGATTCTAGACAAGCAGCTAGGTTATACGCATCTCATGCTGCCGATGGAGTTCGACCCTGATCGAAAGTGTATCACTGAGATTGGCTTCGAGGACTGGCGCCGCTATCCGGGCGACATCCTATTCCCCGAGCGGTTCAGCCGGGAGACGATAGAGCGCGATAAGATCGTCATGGGGCCGTATGCTGTGGCCTCTCAGTTCCAAATGTCGCCAAGCCCTCGCGGTGGCGGAATCATTAAGCGTGAGCATTGGATGCTGTATGATGAGGATGAGGCCAAAGCGTCTGGCGTTGCCGGCGAAGGCTCGTTTCCAGACATGGACTATGTGGTCGTGTCCTGCGACCCTGCCTATGGCGAGAAGCACGAAAACGACCCGTCTGGCGTGGTTGTGCTTGGCGTATGGCAGAAGGGCGGCGGCTCGGCTCGCGCTATCCTGACGCGTCAGGGCGTTCGCTCAGAGATCATTGATGATCGAGACACCATCCCAAAGGTCATGCTGTTGTGGGCAGCCAACTACCGCGACCCTGTTCATGGGCCTGACTTGGTGCCCGAGCCCGGAGAGACAGAGCTGGAGTTCAAGCGTCGTCAGAGGGAAGGCTGGGGCTTGGTCGAAAAGCTCATGTATCTGTGTGAGAAGTTCAAGGCCAACAAGCTGTTGGTTGAGGCCAAGGCCAACGGCATTACTGTCGGGCAGGAGATCCGTCGCCTTAATCGGAACGCGGCGTGGAATGTTGAATTGATCAACCCCGGCAAGCTTGATAAGGTAGCAAGGGCTCACGCGGTCAGCCCGATCTTTGCCAACGGGACAGTCTATGCGCCAAACAGAGATTGGGCAGACATGGTCATTGATCAATGCGCCTCGTTCCCGAAGGCGAAGCACGATGACTTGGTCGATGCTGTGTCTCAGGCTCTTACTTATCTGCGCGAGCGTGGCTTTCTGCATCGCCCGGCTGACATTGCTATTCAGATTGAGCGTGAGGCCGCTCATAAGCGTAGCAACAAGCCGGTCTACAATGTTTAGGCGCCTATGAAAAACCCAGCTTATTATACCATGAGCTTCTCAGCTCGGGACGGAACGACTGCTTCCTTTAACGAAGACGTTTTGACCCGATTTGATGAGTTCGTGGCCGAAGAGATCATGCGCCATGTCAAGGAAGAAACGCCGAAAGATGTCATGAGCGAGTTTGTTCAGCGCGCCGCCGAGCATCGAGTAGAGCTGATGCAATTCCTAGAAGCCCCGGGACACGGGCCTCATTAAGTTTGTTTTTGTCATGCCGTTATGGTAAACGGGATGCTATATTTTGAGGGTTGACATGGCTGATTTCAGGACAATGCGATTAAACCCGGCGTCTGGCGCCCAGCCTTCGCCGGAGGCTGTTGACCTCGGAAGTCTGGATACAGTTACACCCCCGCCCGGCGACAACGTGATCACGCTCGAGCTTCCCGGCGGCGGCGTAGAGATCAACTTCAACCCCGTCCAGAAAGAGATTGACTCCGAGGCCGCGTCGGATCATGACGAGAACCTAGCCTTCCACGTTGACTCCGGCGAGCTTGTATCAGTTGCTGATACGCTCATGCGCTTGGTCAAGGACGACATCACCCGCCAAGAGGACCGTCTCAAGGACATTGTGACCGGCATCGACTTGCTTGGTCTCAAGCTCGAGCAGCCGCATGATGAGCCCGGCATGGAGGGCATCTCGGTTGTTCATCATCCTTTGCTGCTTGAGGCAGTGATGCGGTTTCAGGCGAGCTGCCGTGGCGAGTTGCTGCCAGCCGATGGCCCTGTGAAGGTTGACAACGAGGGCGATCAGACCGAGCAGATGGATCTCGAGTCCAAGGCTCTTGAGGATGACTTCAACTTCTACCTTACTACTGGCGCGCCTGAGTATTACCCTGACACGGACCGCATGTTCTTCTCGCTCGGTCTCGGTGGAGAGGCGTATAAGAAGGTCTACTACCATCCTCTGAAACAGCGTCCGGTGAGCGAGACGATTGACCGTAAGGACATCATCCTGTCTGACGGCGCCGTGAGCTTGGAGAGCTGCTCTCGCGTCACGCATCGCTCGAAGATGAAGCCGTCCGACGTGAAGCGGCTACAGATCGCTGGGGCTTGGCGTGATGTATCGCTGATGAGCAATTTCTTAGGGCTTGGCAATCCTGTAGAGATCACATTGCAGGAGATTGCAGGCGTTGACCCCAAGACGACGCTAGAGCCCAACGAGACAGATCGAGAGATCTGGGAAGTTTATTGCGAGCTTCATCTCAAGGGGTTCGAGAACAAGGATGGCTTGCCTCTGCCTTATCGGGTGACGATAGACAAGGAAAGCCGCGAGATCCTCGACATCCGCAGATGGTGGGAGGAAGGCGATGAGTTCTTCATTCGCAAAGAAGTGTTTGTTGAATACGTCTTCGTTCCTTCTCTTGCCGGCCTTAATATTGGGCTTTTGCATATCCTCGGTAATGCTGCTCGCGCTCTTACTGCCGCTTGGCGTATTGCGCTTGACAATGGGATGCTCGCCAACTTCCCGGGCGGCGTCATGGCGCGCTCGACCGGTAGACAACAGACGACGACGATTCGGGTGGGACCGGGACAAGTAGCGCCGATGGACGTGGACGGCGTGCCGCTGAAGGAAGCGTTCTTGCCTCTGCCCTATCGGGATGTGACGACTGGCTTTCTGAACATCATGCAGAGCATAGAGCAGACGGCTCAGCGTCTCGGTGGCACGGCTGAGCTTCAGGTAGGCGAAGGCCGACAGGACGCTCCAGTGGGCACCACGATTGCCATGATTGATCAGGCCCAGAAGACGTTGTCTGCGGTTCACAAGCGTATGCACAACGCCCAGCAAAAAGAGTTTGGGCTGCTTCGAGATCTGTTCAAGATATATCCCGAGAGCCTGTGGCGTTCTAATAAGAACCCGGGCTTCCAGAAGAATGCCGTGATGCTTCAGGCTGCTCTCGAGAACTACTCGATTGTTCCGAAGGCTGACCCGAACACCGCAAGCCAGACGCTTCGCATTCAGAAGAGCATC